CCACGACAACCGCCACCCACACCATCACCACCACCACCACCAACACCAACACCAACACCGACCAGTCGCCTCGGAGCGTGTGTTACCATGCTCCGAGGGCAGCATCGTTATCTGCATGTTGCGCAGACGGCAGAGTATCACCAGATTGCCAATCCGATAATTTCACCTATTCCAGGTGCTGTGTTTCGCACACCAAAGACGGTTGCAAACAAGCAAGTCAAAGAGGTCAATCTAGGGCCTCTCTTAGCCGGTTTGCATCCTGTGGTACCAGACAATGGTTACCACAATTCGATAGCAGCATTCCGGAAAAGATGTAATTATCACAACGCTGGTAGGGCCACACCATTCATTGTTGCTAGTGCAATGGATTTTGTCAAGCATATTTGCCCAGATACTCTACCTCAATTCGATTGGAACGAGACTTTGTACACCGAATGGAAGGAAAAGTTTGAACCGGAGAAACAGGCACGAATGGATGCTTCACTCCGCACACTTCCTGGTGCGACATTGAAAGATTACTCTTCTAAGGAGATCTTCGTCAAAGTTGAAGCTCTCCTGGTAGGCCACAAACCCAATTGGGCCCCTAGAGTCATTTACAAAGGAACGGATTTGTACAATGCGATATCTGGGCCCATATTCAATGAGCTCATGTCAAGATTTAACAAGAGGCTCAATTGTATGACGGGCAAGTGGCAGATCAGGACCAGTTACAAGAAGACTCCTGATGAGTACGTTCCATTCGTTGAAAAGCGCGAGGACAGTGAATATTGGGTCGAAGTGGATTTTTCGTCTAATGACAAATTTCAATGCTCTGATGTGCAGCTGTTGGAAATTTCCATGATGCGTGTCCTTGGTTGTCCGGAATGGTTCATCAGGCTACATATGATGACCAACAAGTTCCAAGTAAGGGACATCAAGAACGGAATCAAGGCCACATTGGAAAACCAGTTGCCAACCGGAGCAACTGACACCACTTTTCGCAATACGTTTTGGAACGGTTGCATTTTGTGGGCGACGTTGACGAGATTGAAGATCGACAAGTGCCGAGCTTTACTGATGGGCGACGACATGTTGGCTTGCATGAAAGGCGTGTCTCATTACATGGCCAAGGTTTACACTTCCATTGCCGCTGAGGCGATGATGGAGGCGAAGGCCTTTCGCCATGATTGTTTGTACAAAGCTACCTTCCTCAGCAAGTTGTTCTTGCCAAGCCGTTTGGGCTGCCACTTTGTTTTGCCTTTATTGGGTAAGGCATTGGGCAGATTCAATGCGCGTGCCAACAAGAACAGCGCTGTTTCTGACAGCGCTTACATGCTCGGTAAGTCCATTGGTTATGCTTATGAGTTTCGGTACTATCCACCAATACGCGACTTGTTTATAGATAGAGCGAAAGAAGAGGCTAAGTATGTCCAAGCCGGTGCCCAAATGGCCGACAATGAAATATCTTGGAATTCCCGTGCTGCCGGCGTAACTTTGAAAAACATCACTTCCAAAATAAATTCCCACGCCGCTGGGGGTTCTTTTTTGTCAGATGATGATTTCACTGCTTTTTGCTGGGAGCGATACGGGCTACTTGGTTTCGAGGTTTTCTCTTTCTTTGAACAAGTCGTGTTGCAAA